CTCAGATGCTTCTAATGCTAGATCACTTAAATTCACAGCAGGGACTACACAGACAATAAGAAATGGTAATGGATTCAATGTAAGGGGAACCGCAGGTAAGTTAATGACCATAGATACGATTACAGGAGCTTCTACTTTTACTTTAACCTCATCTAATGTCCAATCTACAGACTATTTAAATGTTAATCGTTCAGTAGTAGACGCAAGTCCTAAATGGTACGCAGGAGCTAATTCGACAGATAATGATACGGATACTAACTGGATATATGCTGCGGGATACGCTCTGGCTACAGGAACATCTGCTCTTTCTTTATTTAGTCTTGAATACTCAGCTTATGCAAATGTAAACGGAGTAGGAAGTTTAACCTTAGCAGAACAGAAACTAAAATACTTTGCCTACAAACTAGGATACACACCCGAGAGTGTAAGAGATGGGGAAATATCATTTTTAAGACTAGTAACAAGCTCTACTGGTACTGATTTAAGAGCTATGTGGAATAGATACGCTATCGGTTTAGGTCAACCTAGTTTGAATACCGAGGAAGAAATCAAGAAAAACGTATTCTTAAATATAGGGCTTCCTTATTAGTTAAATACTAACTAGTAATTAGTGGGTTTCATTAAAATAATCTTTGGTGTAAAATAGGGATCAGTGTTTTTATGAATAAAAAAAGAAGTCCCCTTATAGTTAGACCAAAAAACTTAGTAGTAAAAGTAGCTAAATATTCTGACAGGATAGATTGCCAAGAGTGCGGTGGAAGTTATATTAATTTATCTTTTCACGTTTCACAAAAACACGACAAAGAAGAATATATAAGAAAGTTTAACCCTAAAACTTGGTACTCTGAGGACTATCGGAAGCACATGGCTAAAAACTGCCAAAAAATGGGTATTTCTAAGAACGCTGTAGACGCTAGATCAAAATACTGGGGTAACGACGAAGTGATAAAAAACAAGTCAGAATGGATGAAGAATCAGATGAAGAAAAATATGAAAGACGCTGATTATTTAAGTAAATGGCTTCCAACATTAGGAAAAACTGGTAAAAAAAGGTTTAAAATCGTTAGCAAAAAAAGTAAAAAGTGTCTTGTTTGTGGGTCTGTATTTAAACCAAAATTTTTTGTAGACAAAAAAGGATGGAAGCACCACAACTCTTATGATGTTGGTAAGGGGTGGGAAAGAAAAAAGTATTGCTCTCGTAGTTGTGTCGGGAAAAGTAATGGCACAAAATATAGAGACCAACAAAAAGATAAAGATCTAACTTGAATACCTTTTAATAGTTTGGGTAAAGTGTGTTTATGACATTGCAAGAAATTTTAATAAATACATCTGCGTATTTAGATCAAAGTATTGATTTACCAACAGGAGATGATTTAAACACTCGTGTTAATTATGCTAATCAAAGAATAAGCGAGTGGGAAAGTGCTTATAGATTTAACGATTTAAAGACAAATTTCACCCTTTCAGCTACTTTAGCCACGATTTCACTACCTACTAATTTTTCCGCTATTGCTGGAGATCCTAAAGAATTGCTAGATTCAAACAATACTTGGCAGACTTACGTTCAAGTAGATCCTTCTTATATTTACGATCAAGAAGATACGCATTTTTCCTACAAGTTGGGGAATAATTTAATTTTAAATGGGTTGAGCTCGGGAGCTACAGTTTCAATTGATTATTTTAGACACGCTGCCTCACTGGCTACTTTAACTGATATTTGTGAAGTCCCTGATTGTAATTATGTAGTAAATGGAATAATCGCTTCGGTTTTACAAGCTCGTGGAGATGATAGATTCCCAGTAGTTGAAGCTAAGACTCAAAACCTTTTAATGGGAATGATTGGAGATAACCAGAGTTCAGCATCGAGTTCTACTAGAGCACCAAAGAGAAGTTATCATTTAGGCAGACGATAATGCCAAACGTAAATGTTCGTCCAGCTCCATATAAGAAACGCAGGGATTCTGAGGCCTCTTGGGATTCTTTTCGTAAAGGATTGAATCTTTTGTTACGACCCACTGAACTGTCTCGAGAAGAATACGAACAGGGGGATAATATTATGCTTAAAGGATCAGGAGTTCCTACTGGAAGGTGGGGAACTTCTCCTTACTTCACCGCAGGGGCTACGGGAACAACAAGAGGATTCGGATCATATAAAAACACCGCTTCTTTAACTAACGAAATCTTTGCTTTAAGCGATCAGGGATATTTACAAAAAAAGGTCGGTACTAGTTCGTCAATAATCTTAGGAGTTTCTTTCCCTTCAGGATCAAGAATAATGGCAGAAGAGTTGGGTGGCAAAACGTATATTGTAAGTCCAGATGTTCCCATGCTTGAATACACAGGATCAAACGTATCAATCTTCGCCACTTTATCCGCCCCAACGGGAATAACAGCTACTAATTTCTCAGGAGTCTCAGGATCTTATTTATGGTCTTGGTTTGTAACAACTAATGCTTCTAACGGAGGCGAAACTACGGGAGTTAATGTAACTTTGGCTAACTTACCACAAGAACTTAACAGGACTCAAATTAATATCGCTTGGACTGCTCCTAGTGCCGCTTCTGGTTCGATAAAGGGTTATTCAATATATCGAGGCCTAGCTGGAGATGAAACCTTTTTAAGTGCTGTAGGGGCGTCTACAACTTCGTATATCGATACGGGAGATGTAGCTTCGGATGTAATTCTGGCTCCTATTACAAATTCAACTGGAGGGGTTAAAAGTAAGATAATTGTTAAATTTAATGACAGACTTTTGGTAGTCCCCACTTCTGATCCTACCAAACTAATGATCTCGGGTAGATATCCTAATCAAAATAAATTCACTTGGGCTGATGGTGGAGGGTATATTTATGTCGATCCTGATTCTGGAACTGATATTACGGGAGTAGCCGTTCAACCCGGATCAGATAAAATCGTGGTTTATAAAGACTTTTCTCACTACGCCATCTCTCTATCAACAGTCAATATCGGTAATTACACAGTCTTAGACCCTCAGTATCAGCCAATTTCAACTTCTAAGGGTGCTTCTACTCAGGATACGATTCAAACTGTAGAAAACGATACCTTTTACTTCGGAAGAACAGGACTATATGTAACAGGATATGAACCTAACTTTTTAAACGTCATTCGTACTAATGAAATCAGTGCAAGAATAAGACCTTATTTGGATCTTTTAAACAATGCAGACTACACTTCGGCCTGTTCAATGTACGTAAATCAAAAATATCTTCTATCTTTTCCAAATCGTAAAGAAATAATTTGTTATGACCGAGAAAGAGGATGCTTTGCTGGAATTTGGAAAACTCCTTTTGGGATTACAAGCATGATGAAATATAGCGACATTACAGGGACCGAAAGATGGGTAATAGGAACGGATACGAATCAGACTTATACTTTTGAGCCTTCGGTAAACTCTGACAACGGAGAAACTATAACTAAAACTCTAAGAACAAATAAAGAAATGTTTGGCACGTGGTCAGCTCTAAAAGCTATCAAATTATTTTATATTTTATTTACAAATATCACGGGTGAGGTAAACGTAAATATTTTAATGGAAGATAGAAGTGGAGCTACAAGTGCTATTAAGACTTTCACAATCTCAGGATCAGCAGTAGCAGGGAATACAGGCTGGGGAACTAATTTATGGGGAAATTCTGAATACGGATTAACTCAGGGTGAAATCGTAATCGCAGGTGATGAACTTTATAAATGGGGGCAATTAAGTAAAACGGGACGTGTTATTCAAATTGAAGTCAGTTCAACGGCTGCAAATTCTAATTTTGAATTATTAAATATTCGAGCTACAGCCAACTCTCTCGGAGATGGTTCACTAAATTCTTCGTCCAGAATCTGAATTTGAAAACCTTACTAATAAAAATATAAAACAATAATATGGCAGTACTATATTCAGCACCAACCAACAATGCGGTTCAAAAGACCCTTACATCAATCCTTGCAGCAGGAAATACAACTTCCGCAGCCTTATCTGACGTTGTAGGAATCCCCAATCTTCCCGGTGTAATGGTAATTGATCGTGTAAACACATCTAACGTCGCCACTCCTTCAATTCGTGAATATATTGCTTATACTGGAACTTCGGGATCTACTGTAACTGGATTAACCAGAAACGTAGACAACGGAGGAACAGATCAAGCTCATGCAGTAGGTGCAATAGTAGAATTTGTCCCCGATGTAACTTGGGCTGGATCTATTTATACGGCTCTTTCCAATATGGTAGATACCTCAACGTTGGCTGTAGATACGACTAAGGTTTTGACCCCTAGTGGATTCCTAACTAAACTAAGTACCGATCTGGCTTCGGTTGCTTCTCTTTCTACCAAGACCATGACCGATACTAATTTAAGAGGTTATGTAAATGGATCAGGTGCTTCTTTGGCTGGAATGAGTATTTTAGTTCCCACATGGTTTGTACCAGGATTCTCCTCGTCACCAACTGTTTCAGTCGGATCTCCTGTGGATATGCCTATTTCTGGAACTATAGACTTTGCTTCTGCAACCCTAAGAACCGCTATTTCGGGAGCTTCCCTAGTATTAGATATTATGAAAAACGGAACTTCAATCTTTGCGACAGGAACACGACTCTCAATTCTGGGTGCGGGTACTTATGCTTCAACAGCTTCTATTTCCACAAAAAATTTTATAGATGGAGATGTATTTTCAGTCGACATTGATAACGGAGGATGGTTTGGTGATTTAACAGTTAAATTTAAATCGAGATAAATGCCAGCAATACCAGCAAACACAAAGCTACTTTTACACTGTGACGGAACTGATGCGTCCACGACTTTCACTGATGACTCTGGTACATCAAAATCGGTTACAGCAGTTGGTAACGCTCAGATAGACACAGCACAATATAAATTTGCTACTGGTTCTGGGTTGTTTGATGGAACTGGGGATTATTTATCAACTGCTGATAGTGCAGATTTTAATTTAGGTTCTGGTGACTTTACCCTTTCTGTTTGGTTAAGATTCAATGCCAAACCTGCAGGTGATGGACACATGGATATATTTGCCCAAGGAAACCCTGCTGTTACTGGATTTAGATTTTATTTTTATACAGCAGACGGAACAAGTCTTGAATGGAACATGACAGCAAATGGAGGTACTGGTAACATTCAGCTTTCAAAGGCTTGTAATACTATTTCACTTAACACTTGGTATCACTTTGAGGTTGATAGAAGTGGAAACAATTTTTATTCCTTCCAAGATGGAGTTCAAATTGGAACTACTGTTACTGATTCAGACACCATGCCTGATGCAACCACAACTGCTTATATTGGATGCTACTACAACACAACTGAAAGATTTTTTAATGGCTGGATGGATGAACTTATTTTAGTTAAGGGAACGGCCTTGCACACTTCAAACTTTACACCAGAAACTTTACCTTACGGAACATTATCCTCCACAAACACTGGAAGATTTTATTTTATGTAACCTTGCAAACATACTTAACAAATAAATAAACTACAAACATGGGATATATAGCTAATACAATCGAAAACGTAGGTACAATGTTAGGTTTGCCAGAAATGAATATTTCTGAAAAAGTAGCTGGTGGAGCAACCCCCCTTACTGGTTACGATGCTTCTCTTAATAACGGACAAGGTGGACAATCCGGATCTTATCTGTCTCCATACTATTCCTCTGGATCTGGTGGAACAGGTATTCAATATACCCCCAACCAAACACAGACCCTAGTAGAAACAGGTGGAACTATTAAACAACCAACTGGACAAGTTTTAGGTGCAAATACTAATACCAATACAAATACAAATAACAATCCAGCTCCTTCAAACAATAACGGATTTGACATGAAATACTATCCAGGGTGGGATCCTGCTTCAGCTCTGGCTGACTGGAAGGCTACCGGTGGATCTAAAGCTGCTGGATTTGGTGCTTCTTCTGGATTTACCTCTCCTGAAGGTAATTCTTATGGGTCACAAGAAGAATATAACAATTTAATCAACGACGCATATAATCCTCAGATTTCCGCTCTTAACCAGCAGGAGCAAAATCTAAACTTAGGACAAACTTCTGCCTTAGAACAGGCACAAAAAGCCTTCGATACCCAACAGGGAATGGCTCAAGGTCAACTTCAAACTGCAAACAATCAGCTAGGCGAAGTCGCTACCAAAGGACAATCTGCTTACGAAAGCGCATTAGCACAAGCCAGACAAGTATACGATCAACTTCAAAGAGGATACCAACAAAGATTTGGTGGAGCTTCTAGTGCCGGAGCTGCTGCTACTGAAATCGGAAACGTAGAACGACTAAAACAACAGGGTCAATCATACAAACAACTTCAAGATGTAAACCGACAAGTAGAAATGGGCCGAATGGACGTACAGAAACAATACGATCAGAATATGCTTCAACTTGAACAGAATAAACAGTCTGCAATAGCTGCAGTACAAAGTGATTTCCGAGACAAATTGGCTCAGATTAACGCTTCTAAGGGAATGGTTGAGAGTGCTAAGGCACAAGCCAAACTACAGGCATTACAAGCCCTCAGACAACAGGTTCTTCAGGTCCAGCAACAGGAAACAACCTTTAAACAGCAATTGGAAATGCAAAAACAACAAGCTGCTATTCAACTAGATACTTATGCTAAACAATTGGACATGAGTAGGGGAAACACAATCGGATCAGCTAATTCTGGAATCAACGCAATGGGACAAAAGATAACCCCTCAAGCTACTGTAAACCAATACGCTGCTAGCGGAACCGCTCCAGGGTATCAATACACTCCTACTGGACAAATGGGCAAACAACTTCAGTTTAATCCTCAAACTGGACGCTGGGAATAATTAAAAGTAGTGGTGGATTACTCCATCTATTATTTGTGAATACTGTTTTGTTATAACGTGTCTTTTGACTCCGTTCCTAATATCTAACACTTCTTGGGCTATTCTTTTTGCCTCGGTACTATTATTTCTTAAAAAATAGATATAAGGCTCCCCATTCTTTTTTCTCATCTTGTGCATGATGTAGCTGTGAAGTAAATCTTCGGGTGAATTAAAACCTTTAATCTTTTCCTTGTTTATATACGTACTAGCAAGGCTTGATTTAAACGCTTGTTTGCTTATTGACATATACTTTTTTCTTTATAAGGACGCAAATCCCCCTCTCCAGACAATTAATGACTGAATGATAACCTATTTACAAGCGAACTCTTTTATTCGGGAGTGCTTCATGCAGACGTTCGTAGGTGATTAACCTCGTGAACTGCTTGGCGTACTTAGAGCTTTTGAGGAACGGCAGTGTGGTGATCCCCCATGTCTCTACTCCCCCTCCTTTCGGATCACTGCGGGCAATCGATCTTGATACTTTTTAGGGTCGTGGCGTTGCTTGTAAATTTTTAATGTCTTGCAAGTGATAAATGCTCTTTTAGCACCCACATGACTAAAAAATCTCCTTGGAACGGGCTATTATTTCTAATAGCGCCTTCCAAAGAGACTAACGCTATTATACACCCGTTCACTAAGATTGCTTAGTATCTTTATTTAACTAAACATTGAAAGAGGTATGCAAGGGGTTTGATAAGCCCACTTACTTTCTTGTAATCTATCCTTATGGATCAGAATATAATTCAAAAGGCTAAAAGTGCGGTTTTAAAGACTTTTCAAGACATAAGGACAAAAACCATAAACACTCCGATAGCTAAGAACGTACAATCTGTATTTTATGGACAAGGATATCAAGCACCGGCACAAAAAGCACTTCCATCACTAAACTATTTTAACGACCTAAAGACGGGAACATTAAAAAGTGGAATAAAGCCACTAGACGCTGTTGGTCAATCTATGGGATCTTATGTACAAAACAGATACATAGAACCAGTTTTAAACGCACCACAATCTGCATCAATGTTATTTGGTAAAAACAAAACACTGGGAGAAAGAGGAATGGGTGCTTTAGGTTTAGGTGCAGCGATTGCCACACCATTTATTGATCCAATTCAAGACGTTGCAATGCCTGTTTATGACTTTGTAAAAGGTTTCAGGTCTTCTAATATAAGGGGTGGAAGTATAGCCGAAAATATGAAGACTGGAATAAAGAGTCTGACTATGGAAAACCCGGTAGGATTGGGAGACGCTTTAGCAAAAGACGGAGGAACTAGACAGAACTTTCTTAATTTAGCTGAACTACCACTTGTCATAGCAGCTGGTTCAATGAACAGTAAAGCGCAAGCAACCAGAAACGCCAGAAGAATATTTATAGACAATAATAGTAAGTCAATAGACGAAGTGCTTAAATTAACTAGGAAAGCCGAACTTTCTTTTAAGCCCACTTACAGAGTTGCAGGAAACAAAAAAGGTCTTTCTGTTTCTGAGTACAAAAAAGTAGAAGACATGGCACAAGAGATTATTCCTCAAGTTATAAAAGCAAAAGAGATACAAGCATTAAAAAGGTCCAACCCTTCTGAGTGGTACAAAATAGTAAACACCTATATTCAAGAGCAGGTAGTTGATGCGTTTAATCCTGAAATGAATATCGGTTTGAAAGCTAAAAACCTTAGAAAACTAGAAGACTTCCCAGAAATCGGATTAAAACCATCTAAAGGACTAACACCAGAGGTAAACCCATTAACAGCAGAAGCAAGGAAGTATAAGAGTGCGGAGGAGTTTGTAAAGGCACAACAGTTTAAAAAAATAAGCACTGAAAACCCAATGACCGATTCTTACCATACTGGAATAAGGAGCGCTTCTGACATAAAAACATTTAAAGAAACTTTGCTCGATGAAGAGTCTTTTTCTAATCCAGACTTTACAAAAAAGATGGCCGAACAGGCACTAAAAATTGGAGAAGTTACTGTTTACTCTTCAAAGCCGTTGGATAAATCAATGTCCCAGTTTGTGACTCCATCTAAAATGATGGCAAGTGACTATGCTGGAAATGGAAATGTTTACTCTAAAAAAGTAAGTGTGGATGATGTCGCATGGATAAACGGCGATGAGGGTAATTTTGTAGGTAAATCCCAACTCACAGACATCTACAACCAATCTAGGTCAACACCAGAGGTAAAGCCAAAAATTAAACTAACTCCAGAAGTTCCACTAGGACAAAAAGAAAGAAAGTTTATAACCTCAGTCCAAGAAGCACCAAATGTAGTAAATCCAGTTAAATTAAAAGTAAAAGGAATGTATACCCCTAAACCAAATACTCAATTAATGGGAGAAGCACAGGCCTTATTACAAGACGGAGCTAGTATTAACTTTAAACAGGTTAAGAATGTGGACCAAAAAGTGGCAGCTACTATTCAGGAAGCAATTAATCAGCAAAAGGCAGGTAATCATCAGGCTGCAGCCAATCTTTTCAACAATCTCTCAGAACAAGGAACGGAATTGGGACGAGGAGTGCAAGCGTTTTCACTTCTTAAAAACATGAGTCCAGAATCTATCGCCTTATCAGTAGCCGGAAGGATTAAAAAATACAACCAAACCGCAAAGATTAAAATCCCCGAATTAACCGGAGAACAAAGCAAATTAATTGCTGAAAAAATGCAAGAAGCTGATCTTCTAAAGGGCAGAGAAAAGAATATTGCTTTAAACGAATTAAATAATACGATTAATAGCTTTATACCTTCTTCTTTAGCAGATAAAGCACTAACTGTCTGGAAAGCAGGGCTTTTAACATCACTAAGAACTCACGAAAGAAACTTTGTAGGTAATACGATACACGGAGTATTAGAAACCGCTAAAGATGTACCAGGAAGCCTTGCAGATATAGCTTTAAGTAAAGTAACAGGTAAGAGAACCTTAACTCCTACCATTAAAGGTTTAGGAGAGTTTGGATCTAAATCTACAGCTCAACAAATGAAAGATTTGGTAAGTAAGGGATACGATCCAAGTGAACAGATAAATAAATTCGACCACAAACAGATTAATTGGGGTAAAAATCCTTTAGAGCAAGGACTTAAGAAATACACAGATATAGTATTTAGATCTTTGGGAGCTGCTGATAAACCTTTTTATAATTCCGCTTACGCTAGGTCTTTATATAACCAAGCTGGAGCTGAAGCTATTAATGCCGGAAAGAGAGGTAATACTAAATTTATCGAAAAT